CTCTGGTAAGATGAGTAGTCTTAGGCACTTCTTAAGATCGCGTTCATTATAGTGTCCGCGGCTTGTTCTGCCTAGAAAGCTGACTCCTCCGACGTGTGTTGAGCACTCGGTCTTGTTTGGATTGATGAACCAACCTAGATGTTCGCAACGTTGTTGCATATCATCAGGTGGATAGAATTGATCGAAACCAATTAGTGAATCGTCCCCTAAGACGTAGCATGAGCTAGGGCTTTGGTGAAATTTGATCCTCCATAGGTATTCAATTCTTAATCGATTAACGATTGATCCAACAAGTGTAGTGTAGTAACTGCCTGAAGGTATTCCTTTATGTGACCAGTAGATTTTACCGTCTGGTGCTGCGATCTTCTTATGTATGAAGAGCTGTCGACTTAGTTCAAAAGCCATTTCTGTATCGAGATTTGGAAACTCTATCATTTCCTTAATCAAGTTGAAGGCTGTATTGATCTCAAACCGATTAACGGTTGCGTCGAACTGACTCCAATCAATAGCTGTTAGCCATTTGGAATGTTCGCGTGTGCGAGATAAAATCTGCGGGACGCTTACGACCGGATCCTGTCCGATGACGATGAAGTGGTCAGTGCTTGCGATTGCTTCTAGCAATGGTCTTGCTGCTGTTCCTTCAAGTAAGATGTAATGAAAGGCTCTGCCCCATACACTTCTGACTTTCGTCTTCTCTGTAAGATCTGTAAGCTGTGTGCGTGTATAGCCAACGTCAGGTACTGATTCGCTGATTGCGTGTTCAATTCCTTCTCCGTCTTCTGCTGTCGCGGAGTATAACGTAGCTAAGGCCCTTTTAATGGCTCTCTTATGATTGAGGCCGTGGATGGGTCCTTTAACGCCATGGTAACCGTAGCCAGCTGAGGACTGTTGTACGTACTTGACTTGATCAAGTTCGTTTGTGACTGATAACGCCCTCACTTTTGGAAGGCTACGTAACCTATCTCTTACGACACGAATGGATTCGATCCATACGTTCATGTCAGTAAGTTCGACAGGATTGTCTTTGTGAGCATAGTTCAGAATAGTATCCATGTGATGCTTCTTGGTGTACCAGCTGCGTGCCCAGTTGTTCACGAATTGATCGTAAAGCTCTGGTTTTATCGTCTGGAGTTCTGCCAAGGCAAATTCGTCATGGTGTATGACTTCTTCTTCCCTGTTGACTTGCTCTGAGTGTGTCTGGTGAAGATCTTCTAAATCTCCTCGAAAATTGACAAACTCGTAGTCTGTGATGTTGTGTGTGCACTTCGACATGGTTGTGGAGTGCTGAAAAATTAATAATTTAATTCCTCCCCGGTGAA